TTCTGTTCTTGATTGCGGTGGTTCTGCGTCTTGGCATATGTCTATAACATATACAAAGATTTTATTTCTTGGAGACTAAGCGACACGAAGTCCGCACGGGGCGCGGACGAAGTGTCGCCTTAAGTAAAAATCGAGATTTTCACTTAAAGATAATTTTCTATATATATATCATAAATGACACATAATAGTTCCAATAGTTCTGGGGGAGGTAATACTAATTCTCCCCCTATCACAAAGAAAAAACAAATAAGTCCTGCTAAAAAGTGGGCTTTTACTTATAATAACTACACTGAAAGTGAATATAGTTCCATTATAGAGGTTCTCGAGGAGAAGTGTGATGTAGCCATTGTCGGTAAAGAGATTGGCGAAAGTGGCACTCCACATCTGCAGGGTTATTGTGAGTTTAAGGTCAAATGCCGACCGAAGGGTTTATTCCGTCCTTATCAGGCAGGATATGATTTCGATTATCCTGAGTTGGGAATTCACTGGGAAAAGGCAAAAGGTGATCGGAAAGCTAATGTCACGTATTGCTCTAAAGATGATAAAAAACCATTTGTGTTGGGCTGTAAGATTCGTAAGGCATTAAAGATAATCGACGAGAGTCAATTCTTTGAATGGCAAAAGGATATTGTTAAAGAGGTAGAGTCCGAGCCTGACGACCGAAAGGTCATGTGGTATTGGTCTCATAAAGGGAAGATAGGGAAAACTGCATTTGCGAAATGGCTATTTGTGAATAAAGGTGCTTATTGCTTGAATGGTAAAGGGGCTGATGTAAGAAACGGTATAGTTCAGTATTATCTGGACAAAGGTGATACTCCTGAGTTAATTGTTTATCCTGTCCCAAGGTGTCACGGTAGTGAATATGTCTCTTATGAGGCTTTGGAAAATATCAAAGATATGTTTTTTTATTCTGGTAAGTATGAAGGTGGAATGGTCTGCGGGAATAGTCCCCACCTTATTATATTTGCTAACGCTCCTCCTGAAGAGCACAAGCTCAGTGAGGATCGATGGAAGATTGTCTGTATTGACCCTGAAAATGCTCCAGAGGAAATTTGTGAGATTGACTCACTTGACTGTTAGTTTTAAGTAAAATTACTTAAAAACAACTGATTCGCACATTCGTGCTCTCGCTATCGCTCAATGTAGATATGGCCTTCGGCGGAGACTATGCCGTCATTTCACAGCTTGCGCTGTTCTATGTTCCGTCAATTGCCGTCTCCCTGTCACCACGCTGTCTTTAGATAGTTTTTTGGATTTCTACTTAAGGATATCACGACGGTTATTCTGCTGCGTAGCCTGTGATTAGTGAACTCATGCTGACGGATGGGAACTCAAGATCGACTAGTGAGTTATCGCTGAATATTACTATAAATCGCTTTGACTCGGGATTAAGATTTCCATACTCAAGTGTGAGAGATGACTCGTTAAGCCCTGCGGATTTGAAAAGGGTAGAACCGTAATTTAACTTCGCTTGTGCTCTGTGTAAGATGCCCGTGCGAGTGCCCTGTCCTACATTACCTGTTGACCCTGCTGCGCCTCCTGAGGCTCCGCCAAGAGTCTCAAATTCAAGCCTTTTGATGATGCGGAAACGCTCATTGTTGATATATGCCCCATAGCCGGAATCCTGTCCTAAGGCATTCTCTGGGGTTATATAATCAGTTCCTCTTACAAGGGAGGTCATATCAGCAGTGTCAAAATAAGTTTGACGAGCTGTCTTGTCAACAAGTTGGACAATAAATGCAGTGTATGAAAGCGGAGCGTTCTCAGTATTCGACTTAATGGTAAGATCGATATATTGTTTGTTCACAACTACTTTAGAACGGAGAGCCGATGAGGTCTGGGGTTGAGGCGTCATGGTGGTATTCCATACACACGATGTGCCTATAACTGTGTTCATCAATGCTGGATTGTTAACAGAGGGTCCTGAAGTTAGCGGAATTACAAGAGGGTAGGCCGTCATGGCTACATCTGTAAATCCACAATGCCATCTCATCCTTTGCTTGGTCAGGTTGATATGCTTTTTAATTGCTATGATTTGATTTTGGGTAGAAGCTATTTGCCTCTTTTGATTGCGGGCGGTGGGTCGTGCTCTGCGAATGCGTCTTCTGTTCTTGATTGCGGTGGTTCTGCGTCTTGGCATATGTCTATAACATATACAAAGATTTTATTTCTTGGAGACTAAGCGACACGAAGTCCGCACGG